TCTGTATGCTCATTAACATTGATTTTCTTTAATTCAGCATATGTTTTCATGCTTGTTCCTTCAAGTAATTTTGATATTGATTGCACCATTGACTAACAGGGCAATAGCTTGCACAACGAGTTCTTTCGCCTTTGCGTACTTCTATTTCATAGGCACTACCTAGTGGAAAGATGGCTTGATTAGCCTCTTCTGCCGTTTGGTATAGTGAGTGCGCCCTTTTACCGCCAATCTTCTTAATAGCCCAAACTGGTGGCTTTTCCCACATCTCTTCAGAAGTACATTCAGGCAAGTCTGCATCAGTTTCTAAAGCAAATTCACAAGCTGAATGAACAGAGATACGAGCTTTAATGAACTCTTCCCTTTCTTCCATAGTCCACAAGGTAATAGGCACTTCCTTGATTGGGGCTTCAGGGTAGCCTTCCTTGGTTTCTACTTCTCTAGCTTTCCAGTCACGCAGGATAGCCACAATGCCTAGATCGGTAACAGGCATCTGCCGAACCTTTTCCACTAGCCAAGCGTAGATGTTGAGTTGGTATTCCCATTCAATCTTCTCATTCATTACCGCCCAAACACTGGTGGTTTTGTAGTCTTTGATGGATACACCGCCCTCATGGTTGACCTGTAGGTCTACCGCACCGCTAATATGCCACCCTTCTAACTCGGCATGGATGCGTTGCTCGACTATGTGGTTCTCATCCTTGCCATGTTCTAGGATGTTATGGACGGCAGAGCCAAACAATGACCAAACCATGTCGGCTACATCCTGCTCAATATCTTCATCGTACTTCTTGGTCAGGGCAACAATCTTGGGACTGTTAATCAACTGAGTAACAGACAGATTAGCCTTACCTTTGGAGTAAGTTGGTCTTTCTAAGACATTAACGAATGTCTGTGGAATGTTAAATTTATTAGTTAGCTTCATTTAGTTCTCCCTAGCAGTAAACTGAGTTAAAGTATCTCTCAGAGTTATACCCATGTCAATAGGTCGTACCCATATTAATTCATCTACTATGAAAACAGTTATTTTGCCCTGGCCTCCAAAGGAGTTATCCCCTAACGCAGCCTTGCATTGGGCTAAGAAAGCCAAGTACAAGAAGACCTACCGCCATACCTGCTGGGCATTGGCTTTGGAGGCTAAATTAGCGGCTACAAGCGATCCAAAGATAAAGTTGGATATAACCTTCTATCCCCCTGATAAACGCCATAGGGATGCCGATAACATGGTTGCAGCAATCAAGTCTGGATTGGATGGTCTGGCAGATGCTCTAAGGGTAAACGATAGGTGTTTTTTACCAACATTTATTTTTTCTGACGAAGTAAAAGGAATGGTAAAAATAGATATAAAATGAAGACGGAGCTATGCTCCTTCACGTCCTCATAGGGGTAGCCTAAAAAACTACCCCTTTTTTTACAATCCAGCTTTGAGACGGAATCTAATAGTGTCTTGCAAAATCTCTTCTTTTTTACCTTTTAAGAAGTTGATTTCTTTGCGCTTTTCTTGAGCAGACATCTCTTTTTCTGGCAAGTCCTCAATCCTACGGATCTGACCAGTAATTGCATTAAGAGATGCGCCAGCTGACTGAGTAAATCCATTAGCCTGGATAAGACCTTTGTTAGCCTCAAACCACTTCTTACCTTGTGTTGGGTTCATGTTCTTCATCTCTGTCTTAAAGGTAGTCATAGCAACGTCAGAACGTGCTTTAAGGTCATAGAAAAGATCTTCCCTGCCACGAGGAACTTCTGGAGCTACAAACGAGCCATAGAGAGGATTGTTGCGTTCTTCCTTAGTTGGCTTATTGCTAGACAGAAGATCACTCATCCACATAGTTAAGCCAGCGACAGAGCCAAACAAGCCACGAGCTAAATGGTCAGCCTCAATTGGGCTAAGAATTCGTTTTTTGCTACCTTCTACAAGCTCACCCTTGTCATCTTTTTTGCCTGTAAATGGAACTTGGGTGGCAGCGCTTAACCATTTTCCTAACTGGGAGACATTGGCATTGTATTGTCTATAAGCTTCTAGGTGCTTCATGCTTTCAGGAACTACCTTACCGCCAGTAAAGAAGTTATGGTTGATACCAATCTCAACAAATGGCTTGAACACTGTTGGCACTGGACCAGAAGCCAGAGGTCCTAACAGGGCATCAATACCGCCATGTCTAAGAGCTTTCCAGAAGCGGGTTGCATCAACTTCATTCTTAGTGCCTTGGGTAATGATCCTGTTGTAAGTCATCTCAGGGATAGCTTTAACTAGGTATCCAGCAGTCGTTGTCAAAGGAATAAGCAATGAATGGTCATAGCCAATCTGTTTCATTAACTTTCTTGGGACAAAGAAGTTACGCATCTTGGTCTGGTCATCTAACCTTTGGTATTCCTCATCATCACCAATGGCAAACAGATACATCAGCATACCAATCTGCATACAGGCAATTGCCGTAGCTAAACGCTCAATAGCTTCTGTACGAGCTTGACCTTTTAGACCACCGCTAACGCTTTTTACTTTAGCACCTGTAGTCTTTTCTACCCCATAGGCAACAGGTTCTAGTAAAGCTTGGGACAGAACGTCAATCTGTTGGGCAAATGCGTTCATAAAGGAGATAGAGTGGGCTAAAGTCTGGGCAACTTTGGACGAACCCTTTTTATCCCAGTTAATCACATTGGCAGAAGCTAACAGGGCTTTACGCTGATCCCCTTTAGTTTCTTTCATTACACGCAGATAAGTAGCTCTGCGAGGAGCCATGTCGGAGGCATCGCCAATCTTCTCTAACAAAGAAATAGTCTGTTGCAGCTTTGATCCATTTAACAAACCAATGGTTTGGTCGTAATACTGCATTGAAGTTCTAGAGCTGGAATAGATATTGCCAATGCCATGCGCCTTAAGTATCTTCACTACTGGGTCATTGTTGTTTAAAGACTTAACGAAAGACCCAAATACCGAGCCATAAAAGCTTAATGGGTTTCTAACACCAGTAACAAGGATGGTGCTTGGAATATCCATAAACAACTGTCTTAACTGGAATACTCCAGAGTAAGTAATGGTTCTACGCAGGGTCTGTGCGCCAAAGCCCATCAATCCCATTAAAGGAATGTTCATGCTTTCCATGCCAATCACGGCTTGAGCAATCAATGGATCTACGATGCGGATATTGATCTTGCGACCATTTACCAGAATTTTGACGATGCCACGAGCAAAGTCTTCTTTTGGATAGACTTTAAGCTTACCTTTTTCATTGCGCTCACCATATTCAGATGCAATACGATTAGCAGCGTAGTTCTTAATGACGTTTCTAGAGGTCAAAACGACATGATTAACCATGTTGTCCAGGACATTGTTTAATGCCAACTCAACTTCACCTGGCTTAAATTTATGCTCCCTGGAGACGTTACGGACACCTTTAGCACCATAGAAGAATGTAGGCTTACTAGGATCTTGGCTAATATCTTCTGGTTGGATTCGCTGCCAAGGCACATAGTCATCAATCTTGCGATACATATCAGCAGTTTGTTTGCTAATAATCTTGCCAAACTCCATCATGTTGACCATGTTTCGGCTTACATCATTCCAAATATCCATCATCTCTCTAAGAACAGGATATTTCTTTTCTAAAGCTATTAGATCGTCAATCTCAGTATCTTTAAGGTTAACTTTCTGACGAGCAATATCAATGCCTTCAAAGTTTTCTTGGGCGTTTTGAATTGCAACTGTCAACGCCAACTGACGATCTGGGGGCAAGTCTGGGTCTAAAGCTTCTGTCTTTAATGTTTCAAGTTCACCTTGGCGCTTGAGGTATTCATTCACAATGCTGCGTGAACGCTTGGCTTCAAAGTAACCATTGATTACCCTAAAAGCGTGTTTAACACCTACTTCTTTGCCAAATTCATGGGCAAGCTGAATGATCTTACCAGTAGAGTTCTTGTCTTCTGTAGCTTTAAACATCTGATTAACTGGGTCAAATGCCAACTTGCCTAAAGTAACTACTTGAGTAGCAATGTGGTTAGCCTTTAACTGCTGGTCTGCTGCGATAGAAGCAACAGCACGACCTTCGCCATCTAACAGCTCTCTGTCATATCTAACAGCATCTTCAGCTGCCAGACCTGCTGTAAAGTCAGTTGCTTTAACTCGGAATCCTAATGCCAGCTTGTCTATGCCAGTCACTGCACCAGGAATCAGGTTTCTTGGGGATTCCAATATTCTGGTTTTGATGTTCTTAGCCGTTTGATAACCGCCCATGAGGTAGTCTTGGACAGTATTGTTGGTATGCACTGGAGGTTGCTCAACTCCAATCTTATCGAGCAATTTCACATCATCGGCAATATTGAACAACAACTCATTTGACGGACCTGTCATATCAAAGAAGTGCTTCAAGGATTCGTAATCCATCCTTGGTGTCTTGCCCTTCATCAAATCATCAAAGGTTTTGTATAGGATGTATTGATTGTCAAAGCCAAATAAAGATTTCATGCCTTCAAATAGCTTCTTAACCGCCAATACAAAACGATTCCAAGCAGTCCCCATCTTCATAGCCATGAGCTTCTCGGCATTAACCGCCCAGTAATCTGATGGGTTAGCGTATTGATAGAGGTTTAAATCTTTTACTAGCTCCCTTACTTTTTCGTAATTTGCCTTAGTTGGGTTAGCCATGTAATCATTGATGGCTTGGAAGTAATCCTGAGAAGCAGGATCAGTATTGTTCTTAATAGCTTTTTTAGTTTCTTTTGCCCACTGCTGAACAATTAGCTTCCTGACCTGTGGGGTCATCATCTGTTCAAGAGTGTGGGTTAATTCGTGACGGGCAGTCTCTGGGTCAGTTACCCCTTCTGTTCCCTTATACAAACGAACTAAACGATCTAATGGGTTAAATGAACCCGTTGCCCCTTCTTCTTTAGAAGTTGGTTTTCTAATTTGCAGTTTTAAACCAGTCAACAGAGCAGGAGAGTTATTCCACATCCAATGGATAACATTGAATACGTCTTGGCTAATCTCGCCATCCCGTAAAGCTCTTTCAGCCCGTTGATGCACTGATAACGCATCTGGTGGGGTTTTATCTTTGATGGCTTCTAAGTTTTCTTCAAGCTCTTTGGTTCTTTCATCAATGAAAGTCATCTCACGCTGGGCATCAAGGGTTACTTCACCATTGATTATTTGACGTTTTAGCTTTCTTTCCTGTGCATTTAACTTACGCTGTTCAGCAATAATTTCATTTCTGACCCTGCTGTCAAAGATTTGTTTTGTAGTCTTCTTGCGAGGAACAATGTTTTCCAAAGGCTCTGGAGCAAAAAGCTTTTTGGCTCTTTCTTTATTGTCCTTGGTAACTAAAGTCTCTTGGCGCTTATTGAGGATGACATCAATAGCTTTTCTAGCTTCTTCTGCAGTTCCCCTGGCATACATAGTGCTGCCAGACTTGTAGAAGTCACCCAGAATGTCAGTCAGCCTTCTGTCTAGGAAGTATGTACCGCCTTCTTTCTTAGAGCTTGGGACGTTAAATTGGTATTGGTTTCCATAGCTAGACTTGGTAATCCGCAATATGCCATCTTCTGAAGTGATTGTTCCACCAATCTCATCAAGGAAACGCATGGCATTGTCAGCCGTTGCAATCTCTACAGGCGCATCTTTCTGTTCTTTGGCAAAGTCGTAGGCACGAGGCATCAAGATACCTTGACGTTCATAGCCTTCGTTGTCTTTGAAGTTGGTAATCTGACCCTTGTTTTTAACCGCTGCAAAGCCAGCAAGGATGTTTCCAGTTACCATCCAACGCTTTTCACGTCTGATCTGTGAACCCATATCAAACTGTTTGATAACAGGAATGTCCTCAAACTGTTGAGTTTCGTAGTTAAAGGTATTGGTGCTTGATACAGTTTCTAACTTGTATTGCTTACCAATCTGTGAGAATGGCAAAGTAATTGACCTAGCATCACCATTAGCCAAGGCAAAAGTCATCTTCCAGTCAGTACCAGCAGCTGGGTTCTTGGTTTTGCCTACATTTTTAACATCAATGATTGCACCAGTTAAAGCCACACCTAACTCATTAGTAAGGGTGACAAACTTGCCAACTGTGTAAGTTCTTAAAATAGAATCAATATGGGTTTCCTGTAGGTTTAACTGACCCCTGACAGTAGATAAACGAACCTCATCTGATTTCTTTTCTACTTCTAGTTCTATTCTTTCGGCAGTATAAGCTCTCATCTTTGCTGTCAGAGCATCTCTTTGCTCCAAAGACAGCTGACCTGGAGATTTGCCATCCAAATTTTTCTTGGCAGCCTCAATAACTTCTTCAGAACTCATTGGCTTAACAGTACGATCAGCCTCAATTAATTCCATAAATGCTGGTTGAGCAAATAATGAGTCACCTTTGTTCTCGGTAATTGGGGTAGAGCTTAATGTTTTTGCATTGATGTCCAGTGCTTTTGCTTCAAGCTTGTTAGTCCCCATGCTGATCTCACGATCTAGCAACTCTTTATATCGTTCTGTTAGGTCTTTGTAGAACTCTTCTTGCTCTTTAATAGGCAGGATAGGAATATAGCCAGTCAGCTTACGGACATCTTCTTCGGTAGCTTCGCTAGAGTTTTCTTTAACTGGGAACGCATTATCGCCACCCAAAGATTCATGCAAGTCTGGGTTATCAGCCAGCAACTCATTGGCTACCTGACCGCCATAGTCATTCATAAAGTCCACAGCACCTTCCGCAGTCACGGCAGACTTACGGGAAGCTGTAGTATTTGCGTTCAGTGATGCCATCTTTTTAAGCAAAATGGCAGCTGGGCGCATCTCAGCAGGGATGTCAGCCATCATCTGTGAGTAAGCAGGAGGAATGATTTGACCAGTTCTGTGAACACGACCTAGCATCTGCATATGGGTATCAATGTTCTTTTCAGCCTGAACAATAATCATATGGCGTTTGCGTTGATCTTTAAAGTTCTCAGAGGCGTGTAAAGACAAGCCAGTAGAGCCAGCTTGATTCAAAATCAATACGTCAAATTCACCACCATTAAACTTAGTAATAGCTTCGTACTTGGTTTTGGTAGTATTTTTAATAGCTTGCAGCGTAGGTATTGAAGCCTCTGTTGCACCAGAGTAATTGATACCAATATTTCTACCTGTAATCTCACCAGTCTTAAACCCAGCTTGACGTAACTTGTAGTGCATATAGTCAATTGGGGATACAGGAGCATCTTCAAACCCTGCGTTTTGAATGAATTTAACAATAGCGTTATAGGCAACAGTTAATTCAGGCCCAAGTTCCTCATCAGTTAAATCACGCACTTCTTTGTAAGATGGATTGCCATTCTTAGCTGGATACTTAATGGTGACTTGTCTTTGTTTCTTCAAATACTTTAGGTAAAGGTTTGAAAAATTCAGATTAATTGGATCACCCTTTTTGAGTTCCATTTCATCTGAATAACTTTCAAGGAAAGAACCCATTGTGTTAGACACAGTAAGAACTACCTTTTCACCAGCTTTTAACCTTGATATTGCATGATCTACAGAGCTTTGGGCTTTCAAAGAAAGCAACATCTGGTCAATCAAGTTGTGCATTGTTGAGCCAAAATTGACTGTTTCAACATTGACTCTATCTTTTTTCTTGGCTAATACCGCACCAGAAGTATCTAAACTTCCCGCTAATTTCTTACCAGCAATGCCTACAGCACGAGAAAAAGCCAGGATATCTCGCATTGAGGTAGCCATGTTCTCTGCTGTTTCTTTGTTTACTTTGGTTTCTTCAGTGTTATATGAAACCCCAGCAAAGGTGCGTTCTCTGCGAATGTATTGACCAACCTTGGCAAGCATATTGGCAACAATCTGTTGCATTGGAATACCACCATTTTTGATGGCTTCAGCTAGGTCAGAGATCTTTTTAACCGCCAGCTTCATGTCTGTGCTGGCATACAAGTCCATGATGTCTGCACGTTTTGCATAGGTAGCAGATGAGAAGAATGAGCCATAGGCATCATTAACCAACATACGGATGAACGAACCAATGTTTGGAGCAATAATCTCGCTGACTACTCCTTCTCCAAGATCTCCACCTTCTTGTTGACCTTCAGTTCCTTCTTTGCCAGCTACGCCAGCATTGTGGCTTTCGTCAAGGATAAGGTAGTTCTGATCGGCTAATGCTTGAACAAAGCGTTGACGTTCAGTAGCTTTACCTTTGACGTTCTGTAATTGCTTGTAAGTTGTAAAGATAACCTTGTAATTACCCAAATTACCTTGGGCTGCCAACTCTTTCATCTTGGCATTTTGTTTAGGTCTATCTGTAGAGAATGGCTCTAAAGTTAATTCTTTCTCTACCTTTTCTCCATTAACAGTTCTAACTAACTTGTAAGGAACTTTCTGATCTACGTTGGTCATAAAGATCTTAGGATCAGTAGTATCCAATGCAAGCTCTTTAGTCATGCCAATATCATCCAAGTCACGGATCATATCGGAGAACAGATTAGGGAATTGCGTTACAAAAATAGGAATACGATCATTTTTCAATGCGTATTTAATCATTGCAGCCACTACACGACCTTTACCAACACCAGTTTGATCGCCAATAATAAAACCTTGACCAGCATCTGCGTTAAAAATAGACAGTGCTAAAGAGTCAATTTGCTCGGCTGAAAAGTTATTAAACAGTTCATCCTTAGTAAACCCAAGCTCTTTTGATACATATTCATCAATGTCACCAACTTGCGCTTCAACTTTGTCCAGAGATTCCCTAATGGATTGAGCCATACCACCTGGTACAAGCGTACCAACAGAGTTAGCTTTTGACTTAGGTTGATAAGGAACTTGACCTTCGGTAACTTCTTCCTTGCCTCTACGATCATTTAGTCGAGACTGGATGCGTTCTCCACTGACAACGCTAGTTCCACCCACTCCTCCAGGCTTGTTTCCTTCAGCGCCTTTTCCGCTAGGGGGTTGCTTTGGCTTACCTGCGCTGGGAACGGTACTTCCCTCTGGAGCATTGTCAGGTTTGTTAGCAGGTTTAGGTTGTTTTTCACCAGTACCTGCCCCAGTTGATTCGGGTCTTCCACTGATGCCAGCCCCATTTGTTGGCACATTTGGTTTGCCAGCTCCTGTGGATTGTTGCTCTCCTCCACTAGGTCTACTAGCCTGTCCGCTAGGGCTTCCAGCCACATTTTCCTGGTTAGCTCCCCCTGGGGTACGTTTACCGATGTTAGTCCCACTGGGGCTGACATTTGCTCTGGATACCATGCTGGCATTTAATTTCTCCTTGAGTTCTTCATAAGAATTGATTTGTTGTGGCAATTCCGCAGCTGGCAATGCTCTTTCTGCTTTGCCATCCCCATTAATCACAATGACATCTACAGGGTAACTAGCTCCCTGTTTGGTATACATATCACCAGACACTGAAAAATGATCTACTACGTTGTATTTGTCGTATAAATTAACAAAGAAGTTTCGTTTCGCAGCTGAACGATAACCTTCTTTTCTAGCATCTTCGCCTTCAGCCCGAACACCGCCAATTATTAAGACAGCCTTACCACTTGGTTTCATGTTCTGCAAAGACTTCATTACGATTGCATGGTCTATTTCTCTGGTTTTAAACCCATCAATATCAAAGTTTTCACCAGTAGAGCCAAACGGAGGATTCTCAATAACAACGTCTACTAAAGTTGCTTCTTGCTTTAAAGCATTACCAACAGTAACTTCAGCTTTAGGGAAAACCCTTTTAAGCATTTCAGCACGGCTAGAGTTCAGCTCGTTAACTATAACAATGTTAGGGTTGGATGCAATCAAAAGCATCCCGTTACCAGCAGTTGGCTCATAAACAGTGGTATTTTGGTTGATTCCAGCTAATTGGCTGGCAACATACGCTAACGGAGCTGGGGTAGAGTAAGCCTGTTCTCTAACGCTGGTAGAGGAACGAACCGCCAAGTTAGGCTGTCTGTTGTACAAGTCTACTAATCTGTCATACGCCTCTGTAGGTGACTTGGAATTCTGAGAAATCTCTTGCGCAGCCAATACGATACCAACTTCTACCGCCTCATCAGCTTGTTTGGCTTGCATGGTGGCAGCTTCAATCTTCTCACCAGTCAACTCAGAGATAAATTTACGAGCTTCAACAATGGTGCTGAACGCATTACCTTCTAAGAAATGGTCAGCTAATACCAAAGCAATGTTGTATTTGCCATCTGGAGTGGTTAAATCTAACTTGCCAGCAGGTTTAGCTTCTTCAACTTCAATTTCTTCTATTGCCTTAACACCAGCCACTTCAGCAATTGGTGTAGCTTTATCTGGATAGTTGCCAGACATAGCAATATAAGCACCTTGAAGGTGGTTTAGATTAATTTTGTCTGATACATCTTTACCAAAAGCTTGTTTAATAAGGTCACGAACAAATTTGGCGGCTTTCTTAAAGGTGTGATAACCCTTACGGAAAGCAGCATCCATAAGCTTAATAAGGGTAGGCATGAGGCGTTGTTCATCCTCAGGCATCATATTCATACGGGTATTTTTACTAGCCATCCAAGATAGCTCACCCAAAGCATCCATCAAGTCTTTATCGGCTTGTGCTTCTGGAGATAGGGCTTCTCCAGTAGCTTCTGGCGCTACAGTAGGAACAGTTTCCCCTTGTGCTTCTGCACGTTGAGCAGCTTGTCTATCACGATTATTTTGAGCTATTTCTTCTGGTGTTAGTGGAGGAGGTGCTGCCCAAGTTACTTTATCGCCTTGGTCTTCTTCTACAAGCTTATCAATAGCTTGTTGGGCATCTTCAGCTGTAACTTCTCCCGCAAATTCGCCATTCTTAACTTGGTCAAATATAGAAGGCTTTTCTTCAGAAGGAGCTTCTTCTGGTGCTTCTTGGTTATATGGAGCAGCTTTTTCAGCTTCAGATTGAGCAAACTCAATAGCTTTTTGTTTGCCTTCTTGATCCCCAAACTTGTCTGTTGGGAATGTTGTTGCAGAAACCATTTGGTTGGCATCATTGTCAAACAATACAGCCGTCCAGCCATTGTCATTTTTAACAATACGATATTCTGTGTTCTCACCCATATCAATGGGAGGAATAGTTTCAGCTGGGGGAGCAACAGACTCAGTGGTCTGTTCACTCATCTTATCCAGTAAAAGACCAAGTGTTTGCTGTGGCTCTTTTGCTGGAGTAATGCCATATTCTTTAGCTATCTTATTTAACTCTTTAGTGTTTGGTTCGCCAGTTGCTTCTGCTTTGGCAGCCCAATCATTTATTTTTGTTTCTAAATCGCTTGTTGCAACAGGTGCTACTACTGCAACAGGTGTTGCTGATGGTGGCGCATTAGGTGGGACAAAAGTTTCTAGATCACTTTCGTCTACCAAACCAGAAGGAGGGGCAGAAGGGGCATTAGGAGCTGGAACAACGGCTGGTGGGGCAGGAGGGGGGGAGGGGGGTACTTGTTCAGCTTCTGCTTTCTTACTCTTATAAGTTGCAGCTGCTTCTGCTGGAGCGCCAAATACTTCACCAATAGCTTCTTCTAATACAGCTCTAGGATTAACAGGCTGGTTGCTTGCATAAGATCCTAATCCCTCACCAGCAGCGCCTAAAGAAGCTTGCTTTGGTATTTCTTTGGCAACATCTTTGACTGTCTCTTTCCAAACTTTGGTAGCTGTATTGTCAAATATCTTTTCAGCAATTTTGCCAGCTGACCTTAAAGAAGCTGCATCAAACATACCAATGATTGATGACTTAACCATTGCCTTGTTATTGGCTTCTTCGTGGTTAAAACCTCTTTCTCTTAATTCAACGTACTGTTGACCATATTCCATCATTGCAGAAGAGCCACCGCCAACAATTAAACCGCCTGTTGGACCAGCTGCCATACCAAATCTGGCAGCTACAGCCATAGCAATAGACTGTGGAAGACTACTTAGACCTACGTTGGCAATATAAGAAGGTAACTCATCAATGTTCTTAAGATATTCTTTGCCAATCATTCCAGCCTGTTGCCATTCAGTAGCTTTTTTAAACTCTGGCTTTTGTTCTAAAGCATCAATCTTTTTGGATAATGGGTCTTTGCCATACTTTTGTTCAATGGCTTTGACATCTTCTCCAGACTGCGCTAAATAACTTAAATTCTCACTAGCCTTCTTAACTGTATTAAGAATGTCTGATTTTTCTTTTTCTGGGGCATTTTCAAAGTTTTGCCCATACTTTCTTTTGTTAGCTTCAATTAACTCTAATTGAGAAGATAACTGCCACTGGGTAGGAACATTAGATAATGATTTAATTCCTTTAGCCAAAGAACCAATAGATGGGGTTGGTTCATTTGCCAGGTTAGATCCTGGCATGATGGCATCAATTGGACCAAATATTGATCTTTGTAATACGTCAGCTACTTTGGTAGAACCAGCCACAGGAGCAACATTTGCTTGTGGCGCATTAGGCATAATTTGAGTTTTAATGACATTAGATATCTCATCAGAAGACATCGTGTCAGGAAACTCAACTACGCCAACATATGGTATGTTGACTGACGGCATAAATTTTTAACTTGGTCTAATGTTTACTAATGCACCTCTTCCGCCATTTGCAGAAGGATCCCACTGCAATTGACCTGCTGGTGCTGCTGGCATTGCTCTATTTCCTGCTGGTGCTGCTGGTACTGCTGGTACTGCTGGAGCTGCTGCTACTGGAGCTGTTGCTGCTCCTGGATTATAGTCTGATCCAGCTTGTAAAATAAGCTTCATTCCAGGAGGTTGTTTTTCCCAAACATCAGCATAAGCCTGTTGTTGAGCTTTTATACGACCTGCCTCGCCTTGGAATTCAAATTGTTTAGTTGAGTCTGTTAAGAGATGATTTAAACGTTTTTCTACAGCCGATGCAAAATCACTAGAAGCTTTTCTAAATAGTTCTTGTTCTTGTAATTTTAGTTGCAATGCCTTAGTGGCATTTACTTGAGCAAGACCAATTTTCTTGTTTTCTGTTGTGCCATAAATATTAGCAAGAGTGCCTGTAAGCGCATCTTGACGGGCTTGGTCAGCTTTGGCTGCCTCAATAGTGCCTTGACCTAAAGCTTTCTGACCAGCGTGAATATCTTTAAGGTTAGATGACATTCCAGAAACAGCGCCTAAACCAGATCTACCAACGCTAGAAGCTAATTTATTAAGCTCAGTTCCTGCTTCTCCAGAAGGTGCAGTCATCATTCCAAGACCTAAACGAGTAGCAAACTCAGGCATTAACATAGCTCTTTGTTGTTTTATATCTGCTGCTTGAGCTTCAGCTAATGGCTTATAAGCTGCCATCGCAGTATCTTTTCTAGACATTTCTCTTTCTACTCTGTCTGCAAGAAGTGCCTCTAAGTCTAATTTACCTGATTTAGTTCTAGGAACTTTTACATCGCTGTCATCTTCGCCAGCGTAAGCCATAATTCCACCATTAGCAAACTGCTGTGGAATTACATCACCTGTGGGTGCATTTTCTAAACCAGCCATTGGTGGCATAGGTTGTTGCATAGCAGGTTGAGGTTGGTTAGCACTAGAAATAGCTCTAATTGCCTGTGGATTGTTACGAATATCGCCACGATCCATTGATATACCACCAGCATATAGCTTATCTAGTGGCTGTGAGTATGGGCTTCTTTGTACTTGAGCTAACTGTGGATCGCTGTAGCTTGTCATTGGAATAGCACCGCCTGGTGCGTATCCAGCAATATCTTCAGTCATACCGCCTTTAGCACCACCTTTTGCTGCGTTATACATAGCAGCGCCACCTAAACCAGCAATACCTAAACCGCCTAATTGGGAAACAGTACTAGGAGCAGCTTGATACATCTGGGTAGAAGACTGTTGCATAGGCAGACCACGCAACATGGAGTTAAGCATACCTAACTGGAGGTATGGATATTGTTGTGCAGTAGCGTAGTTTTGAACAGCTTGATTGATAATGTTTTGTTGTTGACCTTGCTGTTGAGCGCCCATTTGGTTTTGCAAATTGGCAATACTTTGTTCTTGAGCCAATTGTTGACCAGCCATATTAGCTGCTTGACCATAACCTTGAAGACCCAAATTAGCGCCAAATTGTTGAGCTTGTTGAGCAGCTTGGAACGCATTGTTATAGCCTTGACCAATAGCTTGGTTCTTTGCAAGACCAGCATTACGTTGATTTTCAGCAGCCATTAACGCTTCACGAGATCCACCAAACGCATTAGCACGAGTAGCGTTACCCATTTGCTGAGTGCCAGTAATATCGTATTGGCGTTGGATTTCAGCTAATTGTGGCTGTAAAGAAGCGTTTAAATACGGATTCATGTACGCTTGCATAGCTGAAGGGCTAGTAGCTTGATTTGCGTAAGCACCGCCTGATAACGCTGATAAGCCTTGATACAAACCCAATCCAGGAGAGGTCTGCATATTAGCAACATTACTTTGAGCTTGTTGTTGTAATGGGCTAAAGCCAGCTACATAGTCAGTTGGTTTATTGCTGTAAGGTGTATACGGATTAAAACCAGTCATGTCAGGCTTATAGATCTGAGCCTGTGCAGCATTAAGCATATTCTCTACATATGGCTGTGCATATTCAGGAATATTGGTATTAGTTACGTTAGTTTGAGTAGGGCTTGCTGGGGCAGGTGAACCACCACCCCCACCGCCACCGCCATAGATCCGACCACCGCCAACTTTTTTGACGGTAACAGAATCCCCTAAGGGTTCACCCAAAGCATATAGTTGGCGTTTTGAGTAGCTCATAATCTTCCTTACAACATTTTTGTAAATATTTTATCCGTCATTTTGTATCCTAAATACTCAAACAGCTTTGAATTATCTAAATGCACTTTAGTGTGCATCACAATTCTTTGTACTCCTCGTTCTTTAAGTACCTTTTCAGCATACTTAAACAACATAATCCCTACTCTACCTTTGCGAAACTCTTTAGTCACAAAGTACAAATCTTCAAATGCCGTCATACAAGACTTGTAATGTAAGTGAGGATGAATGGTAAAAATAATGTAACCAATCAATCTTTCATCTGACCTACAAGTAATGCACCGCAACAATCCTGCTTCTGCCATCTTTTTATAAGCATCGTAATCTGGCTCATAAGGGAAATCTTTTGTTACACATAGCTCTTCATAATGTTCTGGAAAGAGTTTTTCAAACTCGTCTACAAACTTAAATCCGTCCACATCCTCATAAATAATCATGCTGGTAGGTATTTATACGCTTTCGTGTTTGCTGCAATATTCTTTGTCTTGGCTCTTTTTGCTTTGATACGATCCATCATCGCATATAAACGCTTGGCTCCAGCATCTGTTGATCCGTTACCAAGTTCAGAAACAATACGGGCTGGTATTACAAATTCACCTTCTGCTAAACGGGCTGGCTGTTTGCCATTAATGGTAGCTGGGATTGAATCGCTTACGCCATCACCAGGACCTCTAAGCAAACGACCACCATCAGAGTAACCACCTAAGTGACCACCATGAGCATAACCTGTTAATCCACCGCCAGCATAATTTGGCTGAAATGCGGCACTTGCTAGTTGAGCCAGTCTTTCTTCTTCTGCTCTTTGTGCAGCTAATTTAGCTTCATTTGCAACGTAAGCTGGAGATCCTCTCATTAACAATGGATCAATTGCATATCCTTGGCTACCAACTGCTGGCATAGTCTGTGGTAATCCAGCTGGAGCTTGTGCATTGTAAGCTTGCATAGCACTTTGAATGTTGTATGGAAGAGCTTTATAGTCTGTATAAGATGGCTTGTAAATATGGGAATCTTTTGTTTCGCCACCTTCAGCGTAACGCATTAAACCGCCTTCTTTAGCATCTTTGCTTTCTGAATCTTTGGCAATTGCTTCTTTAGATTTTTGAGCAGCAGCAGCTTCTTGAGCTTGTTGAGCAGCTGGAGTATGGGTAATTGCACCCAAAGCACCAGTTTTCTTAATACCACTTAATCCTTTAGGAAGAACCGCACCAGTTTTTCCTAAGTAATGGAGAGTGGCAGCCATAGAATCCATGTTTCTAGTTTCTGCATCTGGCGTGTAAATGCCTACATCTGGAATGTCATATTGCAAAGGTTTACGTCTAGTTGCAGTTTCTAAACCTTGTTGCATTTCATCTGCACTTCTAATCATGCTTCCGTAATCTGTACTACCTTTGTAGCCAGCTACGCCACCAGTAGCAAAAGTAGTCATGTTCTGTGGGTTTAACGGAGAGTTAAAGCCCATCTGTTGATCTACCATGCCACTTAAACCGCCTGGTTTTACTTCATTAGTTACAGATGGTGAATTGTAAGGAAGGGTCATTGCTTGAACAGTAGGTTCACTACCTGCTATGGTTGCAAATGGTGCTTGATTAGGCAAACTTGAACCTGTTTGTCTTTGTTGATTGGTAGCAAAAGGACCTAGACCGCCTTGTGGCTGTTGTGAATATTGCGCTCCACCCCAAGGTTGACCGCCAGCTGGTGTATAACCATTAGCGCTTTGGGCTTGGTTTTGCATACCAGGAAAGTTAAATTGACCTTGTAAATTTATTTGACCAGCTAAACCACCTTCAGCCATCTTCATTACACCACCCTCAGCTGCTGAGGTATATGGGTTCTTTACATAGTCACGATAGACTGGTTGATAAGCTGGGTTAGGTTGTTCTGGAACAGAAGCATAAAAAATAGGTTTGCCATCTGCATCCCGTGGAATTTCTTTCATCCCAAAAGGATTCTTTTGACCTGTTGTTCCAGGCGCAGAACCAGAATTTCTATTAAATAAACCACTAGACCCAGCTAATAACGAAGTTCCTGCACCAAGAGCTGCTCCTGGGTTTGCACTAATAGCAGTACCCCATCCAGAAAGGCTAGTTGCACCTTGAAGCATATTATTGGCTGTGCCAGATCCCATAGCTGCATTAGCAGCACCAGCACCTCTAACTACATCAGCAGCGTTAGCACTAGTTAAATTGTTAGTCATGTTAGTAACTTGCTCTGCTGTCAAATTACCCATATTGCCAATTTGACTTTTTGCAATCTCTTCTGCACTTTTTCTTGCAACTTCTTGGGAAGTAAGGGCTGTAGCTTGTTCCGTAGCTACTGATGCTGCTTGTTGTTTAGCAAATTCTTCCGCTGCAGCTTCACCGCCTTGGGTTGCAAGAGTTCCTGCGCCAGCTTCAGCCAATCCAGTAGCCAATGAGCCACCAGACCAAGCAGATAAACCAGCCATAAGACCTTGTTGCAAACTGCCTGTCATGGCATAAGTACCACCAGCAGAAAGAGCCATTGCTGCAGGAATTGCCCACCATTGGCCTGATGCTGCTGCAGCTGCACCTAATGCCATAGGCAATATGGTTTTTAACATTCCAGCTTCTGGAAGACCTGTGGAAGGGTTTACTGTAAGGGACTTGCCATGCGCTCTAGCCAGCTGTTGCATTGCCTTAAATTCACCAGAAGTCATGTGAACCAGCATATCGTCTGATCCACGACCCTGTTCTTTTAGGTGCTTTGCAATGTGGTGAAGGCTCATAAACTACCTTTGAGGTTATTTTGTGCTAAGTTTATCATTTAAACAGTCGTTCCGTCAGCTTTTTTCCATACTGTACCGTTCCACCAAATTGGTCTATCTAGCGTAGTGTCATAGTAATACTGCCCTATTGCAAGCGGTATGTTTGTTGTGGATAAAGGTCTGTTAGCTGTAATGCCAGACATTGGAATTGCAGCTGCCTGAGTAAAGTTATCTATCTGGTTAAAATAAAGACGAAGAGCGTTATTCAGTTGTTCCTGATACTGCTGTGGAGCATTAATCGTAGCACTTGGTAAGTTAGGTGCTTTTGATGGGCGTAAAGGTGCGTTATATGTCATCTTCTTCCGTCTGGACGAATATCAATACGAGGATTACCCAGTTGCCATGCTACTCCCAGGCTGTTAGATTCAATTCTAAAGGCTAGTTGCCTACCTCGTAAACGGGTATAGACCTGACCAGTAAACTCTTGAATGTTGTAAACGTGCCTAGAGGCAAAGTTATCTTGGCTGGTTACTTGTGGGTTATTAGCCGTTCCATAAGGAGTTCCTGAGTTAACCCGTGGCTTAACCGTCATAGTTACAAATGGCTGGTTAGTATCAGAGCCGTTAAAGTTAACGTCAGGCAATATACGCCACACAAAACCGAAGTTGTGTCCATCACCAATGTCAAAATCAGAAGACTGCACATAAGCATCAATAGGTAGTGGGGTTAACCCTGATACATCGTCAACTCCATCTTCATGGTTAAGGATGCGATTGTTATAGTCTGTAGCAATTGGAAAAGGTTGTAATCCAGTCTCTAGCCAAGCTGTTCTTGCCATAGATCCATAGTACCAAACGTTATCCAAGTAATTGTAAACAACGTATTTATCCACAGTTGTACCACCGCTAGACTGGCTTACATAGAACCACCAAACTTCGTTATACCCCTCGTTTAATCCAGCAAAAACTTGATAACCTTGGTCTTGGTTTAGATCTTCAAAGATGTATTGACGGATGGTGCAGTTCAAGGTTTGGACGTTACCTGAATACATATAGAACTTATCCCGACCCATCCAGTAAGTAACATTGTTAACTGTAATAGCTGCGTTAGGAGAGATGATTGAAATGTTATCCATCAAAACCTGGAATCCCCAGACATAAGGAGCGCCAAGGTATTGCATAGAGTAAATGGCTGAATCAGTCCAAACCAAGATCTCTTGACGGGTTGCTCTAGCGCACATAATGTAAGAGCCATTTGTTAGTGCAAACTCACCTGATTGGTTAGTAACTGCGGGAACCCATTCATATGGATTAGCCTGGTCTGACCAACGAACCAGCATAGGGTTAAAAGAAGTATTAGGAGTGCCAGATGTGTATCCGTTAGCTCCAAATGCAATTACAAAACGCTGAATAGCAGAAGAAACTATTTGATTGGTTTGAGTAGGAACATAAGTCCCAGCATATCCAGCAGCAGTAGATAAGGTAGATAAATATTTAGCTCTTACTGCTACGCCAGAAGCCGCTTCCCAATAGAATATACCGCCTCCACGGGGCGCTAAAACAAGGTTTTGACCATAATTGTCAGCTGACCAAAGGCGTAACTGGTTAGCTACCCCAGTAGAAGCAGCTGCTCCCCAGCCACGAGTACCAAATTGAGGATAAGCTACTACCGTACCGCCTCCAGATGCAGCAGAGGTAGAGATAATATCGCCTATTCCACCATCTAAATTGATAGTAAATGCGTTAGTGGTTACGTTGGCAATTGTAAAGGTAGATACAAAGTCATCGGCAATAATGCCGTCTACCGCTGCACTAACAGCCAAAGACACATAGTTGCCAGCAGAAAGCCCGTGGGCTGTGTAAGAAACAGTATAAGTACCGCAACCTACATTTGCCCCAGTTGTATGAGCTGCTGCAGTAGTGCTGTTGTATCCACGGGTTAACCCTGATAAGGTATTAACAGACTTGGTGGTGTAGGCAATTAGCTCGTTATCAATCTTAATTACCCCAGAGTTAGGGAATGTAGTACCTGAAGTTAATACAATGCTGGTAGAACCAGAAGTAATTGTGCCGTTTAAGGTGCTAAAAGCAGATGCAATAGGATTGGCTGCCAAAGTAACAGGAACGGTAGGAGACCATGCACCAGCGCTCCAACCTGTGGCAGAAGCTGCATTATCTAAGCCAATAGGATACTCATACTGGGCAGTTACTGTACCGCCTCCAGTACCGCTGGTAGATGCCGTAGTAGAAGCTGTAATCTGGTAAGAAATACCAGTTAAAACTTCGGTTACTGTGTATTCACCACTAATGGTCAAGCCGCCTACAGTAGCCGTGCTGGTAAAAATAACGTAGTCACCTTTACTTGGCACAAGTCCGCTGACTGTATCAGTAACAGTAATGATGGCAGATCCAGCTACAGCAACAAAAGGATTGGCTGTTAGGGTCGTAGTGGTTGAGCTAGAACTATTTAAAAGAAAAGGGGTAACGTCATAATAATTACCGCCCTTTTCAATGTAATACTTTTTGCTGGTTCCAACGCCAATAAAGTTATTGCTGGATAAATCTACCCAATTCCATAAAGAACGGCAAGTACCTAAAAAAGTCTCATTTGAATACCGTGTCCATCCTCCAATTTTCTCTGGGTTTCCAGAACGAAAACGAATGTTGTCACAGTCGTAGTAACCACCCTCATTGGAGTAGTTAGTACCTTCCCTGTTTACACCAGGTCTAAATGCTAATTTTTGTAATGGCATACGGGTTTACCCTAGAGCTTCTAAAGCCTTGGTTGTTTTGGCAATACGATCATCCAGACCAATAGTTCCACCATTAATCCGTTTTGTAATAATGCCATGTTCTTGAGCATCTGCCAACTCGTTTAGACCATGTTTATTCCAAAACCAGCCAGCGCTTAAAGTCGCATATTCAGGATCAAGTAACCGATCAGGATCCCCGACAAGATCCACACCCATACTAGATCCGCATCGCTCATAGTTATCCTTGCCAGTTAGCTGGATAAGACCTCTTCCGTGGTACTTCCAGCCATCTCCATCTTCCGTATTTCCCATACGTCCAGAGTAAACCTTATTGGCTATCATCTGTGGATTATTAGCGTATTTG